AACACATGAATTATTTTTCTTTTTTACAAGATGACAGCGACTCTGAAGGCGAAGAAGTTCCTATTCAGTTTGATGCTGATTATTTGCAAATAGGTCCTTGGATGTTAGATTCAAATTCAGACCCAAGAGAACTGGCATCCTACTTGTTTGATGAAAAGTACTTGAAATTTTCCAACAACTCTGAGATTTTGGTGGCATTTGGAAATCTTCAGGAAGTTTTTGCCAAACATGTTTATGAGCTTGATCAAGACTCTAGGAGGTATGACTCCATTGTGGGACAACTTTATTTCAAGTTTAGACATGATGTTTTTGCTCAGATAATAAAAAATCTGCTCGGTGTGAGCGATGTTTTGGGCACTGATGTGGACTTAAGACCACAAGGTATAGACTTGACCCCTGATTATATATATGAGACTGAAAATGTGAATTACTTGTTGGAATTTACAGTTTCTTCAGATTTGAGCAGAGTGGATTATCAAAAGGGTGGAGGAATGGTTGGACACAAGTATGAGGAGGCTGCATCTGTGCTAGAAGTAAGGACTGGAAAGAAATACACAGTGTTAACAATTCCTTGCATACTATCAAAAGGGGGAGATGGTGTCATGAATAAAGCACTGTCGATTTTAGGAATTTCCAATAACAGCATTCTGGAGTTCAAAAAAATATGCATGAAACATTGGAATGTGATAGGTCCTTATCTAGCAACCTGTTACACAGGAAATTACAATCCAAACTTCCCAATTGATGAGTCAACAAAAACAGAATTTGGGAGCAAGAAATGCGATCAAAAGTTTATAACAGTCACTGACGATATACTTTTAAAAATAACTCAAGCAAAGGATCAATTGAAGAGATTTCTTAACCGGAAAATCAGAAGTACGAACTTAGGGCACTTTTCCATGGATCTAAAAGATGGTAGATTAAAATTTGACATTAATCCACCAGAAGATTTCAGCATTCAACAAGCTTACGACACTGTGGTGAACTTTAATATATCAAAAATGATATCGATAATAAGATTCAAGTCTGAAGGCAACAAATGCCATGTTTCAAAGCTTGGAGGAACTCAACTGGTGCCAGTGGAATCGGTATCAATTGAAAAAATTGCTCCAGAATGCCTAAGAGTTCCTCCTAATCAAATATACCAAGAAAAGATTCCTAGATTGGAAAAAATGTGTAGAGATGAGAAACACTGTAACATATACCCAGAGGAATCCGAAATGTACTGGGCTAAACATGAACATTCTAATATTTGGCCTGAAAGATTGATTAGCAAGAAAAAAGAACATAATTACTTGTTTGACAACAGTTATTACAATCAACTGGTTGAGTATGATTATGGAAACTACCAAAAGTCAGATTTAGGGGTTAACAATCTGCTGGTTAACAATCCAGTTGATGAGAATTCCTTGTCTGATGCTGCTGATCATTTGTCTAAAGAGTTATTGAGCATAAACTCTCAAGGGCATTACCGAAAAAAACAGTCTTTTCTGCTTCCTCTTGTAACTGGAGAACTTATATACGGAGACATTGACAAACCTAATTACAGTATGCTTGATGGACAGTTGTCTTCAAATCCTTTTTTAAAAGAAGTTTTGAGAAAGGCTAAATTGAACATGTTTGTTTCCAAACACGATGATAGAGAGATAATTGAACACAAAAACAAAACAAGCAGATTGGAATCAAAAATGTTTTTGTTGTTGAGAAAAAATTTCCCTGAACGAATTCCTAAAAGAAACATTGTAGACAAACAAATGTCAGATGATGCTGAGTACGCTTCACTAAAGAATGATTTGAAAAATGAACACAGAAAGTGGCAGTCAGAAATAGCTAAAAAATCAAAATCATTGACTGTCAGTAGGACTGTGGCAGTTAGCAAAAACAACCAGCACGTTAGTAAATCTAGTTTTTCAGAGGAAATGACTCATTTTACTAAAAATAAATCTATATGCGGTGTAGGTCAAGCTATAGTTCATGAATACGAGGAAGTGAATCAAATGCACTCTATTCTTTTTGAGCACTTAAAGAAGGATGCCCAAGAGCCTTGCAAAACAAGTCTATTCAACAATGAAACAGGCCCAGGACCAGACTACTTAACTAAATTGAAAAAGGAGTACTTGAAGAGCCCTTCAATTTTGTCTGATGAGTATAGAAGATCTTATTTAGGTAAATCAGCTGAATTTGTTTCTAGATTTTGCTACTCATTGTTTAAGCTGTCCACAAATTCAACAAATTGCAAAAATGTCACAATAGATAACTTGGGTTATGACAATGTGTTGATGTTTGTTAGAGGAGGACCTAAGTGCTACCAGACAGGAAACTGTAGGCTTTTTAGGCTATGCTATCCAATAAAGTCCGAGCTAGAGTTGATACTTGGTTACAATGAAGATTACAAGATTTTCAGATCAAACTCAGTTGATTATGTGCTAACACCATGGACACAATTTAGCATTAACATAATTAAAACTGGCATGAACCTTTATCATTCAATTTTTCAAATGCTTTCAATTTATTGTATTAGAGAAGAGATAAGATTTGTTGACATTCCCAACTTTGAATTGTTAAGTGCATTGTTGGCTTTTCATCAAAAAAGACAGACTGAGGTGACTTTGCATAACAGTCGCTACTTAATAGTCAACTCTAGTGGGAATTATTCCAATTTGAAAGGGATAATTTCCTCTTTCGCCAGTTACAATTACACTTATTTTGATGCATGGATTAAGGAGTCAATCAGATTAAACATACACGATTTTTTCAAAACAAGTCACAAACTGGGCAAATTAAATGAGATACGTTTGGAAAATGCTTTAAACAGGGTGGATTTGAGGCATTTTATAACAAATGAGCTGATTAAAAGCAGCAATTCATTAACTTCCATGATCTATTGTACATATGCAATGACAACTGGTCAATACAACAAAGCAATAGAACAATCCAGGAATTTGGAGGGGATTTTAGAAGATGTAGTTGCTGCAAAAAAACACAACTTGGGCAGCATGAAAACAGATGTGGAAAGAGATGTTTTTGAAGGTAAACTGTATGATAATGATTTTTGCTATGATCCTAAATTCTGCCAATATTTAGGTTATGTGATGGGCAGTTGCATATCATCAAGGATAGGTACCACCAATATCTCAAATTATTGGGAAAATTGCATCAATAGGAGTTTAGGCAGTATAATAACACCATCAGGTCTTAGAGGATACAATAAGGGGAATTTTTTTAACAGAAAGAGCTATATGGTCACTTATGAATTCATCTTGGATCATTTCTCTGACATTATGAGGCTCTCCCTGAATGAGTTCAAGCACAATGATGTAAAAGGAAGAATTAAAGCTGCTAAAAAAGATAAAATAACAATAGCTGACACCTGTGTAAAGTGGCAGTTAGTGGAGGCTGTTTTTCATGCTGTAGATAAGCAGCAAAGGGCAGGTGGAAGAGAGATTTATGTAATGGACATATTAACCAAAATATTCCAGCAGCCTGTTGAATCTTTCATTGGAAAGCTTTGCACCCATGTTGATAATGAGTACATCTCAATACCTTCTGACAAAAGAGGACAGAAAATACACAACCTGTACTATGATGAGTCCCGAGAGAGTTGGGAAGAAAGTTGGAACTTGGTTTTAGACTGTAGAAGATGGGCTCCTAGATCAGTGGTCCAAAAATACATGCATTTTATCCATGGCATGTCCAGTTTCTTGCCTGGTAGTTTTGTTAATCATTTTATGTTCTTATTTGAAAAAATGTTGAGAAAAAGAATCATAACAAGGGATTATGTTTATGAAACTTTTAAAAACAACAGAAAGAAATCTTGGATGACAGAGATGCTATTTAAAGGGGAAGAAAAATTTGAAGGTTCTTACAGCTTTGAAATGAATGCAAGTTTCATAATGGGCATGTTTAATTATTTATCATCTCTGATGCATGCTGCCAATCAGCTAATAATAACCAATGTTATAAGGGACAAACACTTGAACAATCATGGCAAGTTAACTATAATAAAACCAGTTGCCCACTCTGATGACAGTACAGCAAAAATTTTGACACAAACAGTTGGATTGTTGCCAGAATGTCTGACCATTTATGATGTGCTGCTCAAAGCTGCTAATCACATGATTTCAGTTAAAAAAAGTGTTGTCTCTAGAGTATACCAAGAATTTTTATCAGTCTTGTATTTTTTTGGTGAAAATCTTCCTGTTTTAAAAAAATTCTGCTCATCTATAAATTTTTCACCTAGTGACAAAGGTTATTCCGTTGACGCAACTTATGCTGTAAGTAAGTCTATAGAAGCACAAAAAAATGGTGCTACTTTTCAGGAGGCTTATTTAATAATGAAAGTAACTGAATCAGCAATTAGATATTTGTATAGGATGCCGCCACCAAGAGCTGATTTATTTTTTGGAGTTATGGGCATGATAGATCCTCATCCAATTGAAGTCATGATAAGTGGAACAGGTGGAGAATTTTACAAACATTGTCTTTACAACCGCAAAAAAACATCTGATGCCTTGCATTTCATGCACAGGTGGCTTAAAGATCCTGAAAGAAATTACATTGAACCCACTGTGAAGTGGGACATGGATTTCTTTGTTCCTATTGGTCCTAAACAGTTCATGAAAGATAAAATTGGTTACAAAAACTTGAAATTTCCTGAAGATGTTCAGAACAGCTGGACCATTAAAAATGGGAAATTTGACACAACTTGTTCCTCAATTATGTCATTCATAAAGATGCTGGACGATAAAAGCTTTTACCGCTCTATAGTTTCTGATCCCTCAGAAAAACCACTGTCCAGAGTTATGGGTGCTTATAGAAGCAGAGATTTGTTGTCTGATTACACTGTTGCACCAGACAACAAACCGATAAGATTGACACCTTGTGCCTTTTTGGAAACATTGACCAATTATTTGGATGGAAGCTTTCAAGATTTAACGTTGAAAGGCTTCAAATTTGAGGATGACTTGGTGGAACCCTATTTGAATGTACTGGATCCAATTTATTCTGAACTGAAATCCACTTATGATAGTTTCGGAAACTTGTTAAATGAGATAATGACCCAAAACCAAACTGTAACGTTAAAACCAGTTCAAGCACACATGCTCAATAACAACATAGGAGTGCCTAGTGATTTTCCAATAAGCAAATTAGTCACCTACATGAAAGAGCCTGAATACTACTGGCTGTACGGAGATGAAAGAGATCCTGATAGACAATGCAAAATAATCAAAGACTATTTAAAAATCATAGGAGTTGATGAAAGTCAAGTAGATGCTGATGACTTATCAAAAATTTTTAGAAGAGTTTTAGGTGAAGAAAACAAACTTTTGAGATTTCAGGCTTATGTGGCCAGCGAGAAAAGGTTCCTAAGGGGTCCTCAAGACTTGTTGGAATTAATTGCAAGCAACAGTTTGTATAGAAAGAGGCTAGTTATCACTAACAAAGAGTATTCAAGTTTTGGAAATGATTATTTTGACAGGACTCACCTAATACCTAAAAAAGTTAGGGAATTTGCTCAAATGCATTGGGCTTATGAGTACATAAAAAAGAAAGGTCTTGATGTCTTCGTTTTAGATGGAACAGTAGAGAAAATTGAATCAGCCAGATTAACTTTGGATAACAATTGGAGAGTCATGGTTGAAAGCACAAACCGTTCAAAAAATTTAAATGATTTGAATTATTGGTTTTACTGGTCGGTTAAGCAAATTAAAATAGGAGATCTTTGGTCAGGAGAAGGTGAAGCTTTCTTTCGTTTGCCTGAGATGGATATGCAGGTGAAGGTTGAAAACAGTCATGTTATTGAAATAAAAATAGACAACATTTGCACCAACTTTTCTAAAACTTCAGACTGGTTTTTAACTCACGTTGTAGAAAGGCAGATTTGTTTGCTGAGACAAATGCTAGATATTGAATCTTATTCAATATT